GTACGCCTTTGTAAGCGTGGTGCACCGCCTCACCAACCGTCATTTTACCTGACATCAAATACCCAAGTGCCTGTGCGACGTGGAGGGACGGACGTAATTCCTGCGCCACCTGTATACAAAAATCACCAAAACACAAAGAGCCCGAACCTCTATTTTGCGACTTAAACAGAGGTGTGCCGTCCTCGTCCTCCTCGTCATCTCCGTGCGCCATCGCGAACGCCATTAACATCAAAAGACCCGCGGCTTTGAGTCCGTATGTACCGTGTTGCGGGTTGAACAAATGGTAGGTTGTCTTGATACCGCTCATAATAGCGTTCCAGAACATAAAGAACGCACGCATGGTACTATCCGACCCTTTTTGCTCAAAGTTACCGGTGATGTTTTTACTCATGTCACGCGCTGTGTCTGCAATATCCGGATTTGCTGCGAGGAATCGGTTTAAGTCGTCCTCCGAACGAAACTCGACATTACCGTGTTTCATCACGAGGTACTCGTACCAAATGGCAAAGCGTGAGGCGTTGTCGGACGCGTGCGTCACGTCCATAAACTTACGCGCAGCGTGCGTCATCAACTGACGAGAACGACTTTTGCCAAACGCCAACACATCAAGATCGGCGACAATTTTATCCGTGTCATAATGCGCCATCGGGTTAATACCTCCTTCGTTGAGGTACACTCTATAGCGCCAGTCGGCTTTTTTCTTGTCGTACTGACCTTTTAAGATCATCGGCATAGACTTCCACATCCGGGCAAGCCCGACGGTACTTAAATGCAACGCCTCACTGTCCGTAATGCGACCACGCGACGCAGCTTGGGTATTTACTAACATCATCGTGTTATCACGAATAAACGCTTTGAGGTGGAACATCGGCGCGAGTACAGTACGGGTCATGGCAAGCGTACGCGTCACCGTGCCAGCCCAGCGGATGAACGTATTCAGCATGCTGTCTTTCTCCGCAGCTCGGCGTTTTGCTAACGCTCGCACAAATGTCTCGTCACGGATTGCAATACGCGAGCGCTTACCGTCAACATAAAACGACCGACTGCGCCCGTCCAGTAGTCCCTCCGCGGCGTACACGTGCTCGACGCTGTCTGGACGCTTAACAAACTCAGCCGACTCTACAACCGCCATCTGCGGCACCGGGTACTGTTTTAGTAATGCGGCAAACTCCGCATGCGCAGCACTATCCACCGCGTTATTAATGCGTGCTTGCGTGTTGGCTATATACTTCGCAAGCGGATTACCCGCTTTAGAATAACGCCCGGAGATACGACCGCTGTACGCTTGCGCCTCCGTGCCGGCATTTTGCAGCGGGACATAGAACTCACCGTAAAGGTCGTCGTACGTAGCGCGATCTATACGCCCCATATTCAACTCAAAGTCCAAGGTGTTATTGTTCATATCAATGATGGCTTTTCTAAGTGTATCGGCGAACTGACGCTGCGCAGGCGTGAGTTTCGCCATGAACTTACTGCCGTCGTCGTCGTACACACGTTGACCACGCTCATCTGTCCACCAAAATCCGGTCACCGTGCCGGTGAGCAAATCCTTGCCTTTGTAATAACCGTCTTTCATCCCTGACGATCTTAGTTTGCGACGACGGAACTCAGGCGCACGCATCGCATATACTAAGTCGTCCAGCATATCCATTGTCATACCAGACTGCGATGCAAGTTTTGTAAGCTCCTCGTAGTGGTCTTTGAAATTACGCTTGGTTGAGCCGAACTGCTCCATCTCAGCGTTCGCACGTTGACGCAAGCGGTTTATCACCGTTTCCATCTCACGTGGTAACTGCGCACCATATTGGTTGTGTATCTGCTTCTCCACCGTCGTCATCCACGCGTAGTGGTTGTCCTGTGTAATTGACGCCCACTGGACAAACGTATTTAAACCTCGGATCATGCTCTCCGCAATCGGATCAGGAAACACACGCTGGATACCTTGGAACATCTTACGCAACGCGCCGGAGTAGTTGTCTACTTCATCTATCTTGTCCGCGATATATCTCTGCCCCGGAGAGACGGCGGATCGACTACGTGGCACCAGCCCGCGACGCTGAGCCTCAGTCATCAGCTCCGCCTCGGTCATACCCTCCACAGACATAGGGGCGTCATTTTCAAACCAATACAAACCCCATTTCTCCGTCTCGTCGTCCTGCACCGCATGTGCGGCGTACGCATTATCACGACCCTGCTCATGGGTACGGTTACCAAAAATAATTGACCGCGCTTTGGTGCGGTTTAAGTTATTAACCGTGACGGAAAACGTGCCGGGTTGGTACTGTGCAAACAACGACGTAGTATTTTTAATCAATCTGTACAACTCACGACTGTGCGACGGCTTAATGCCAACAAGCTCAGCAAGACGACGGAAAAATTCACGCACGGTAGCAATAATACCTGAACCGGCGGATTTACGTACCACACGGTCATACAACGCTTGGAACTGCGGATTCGACATCATCTCCGCGACAAATTCATGCACGCCTGTTTGTTGGTCGAGTAACTGCGGGAATTGATTCGTCACCTCAGGGTCATTACTAACATGCGCCCACGCCGCTCGTATCTCGTCCACTACAGTCTTTTGTTCCGCCGTAAGTGCCTCGTAATTCTCCAACGCAAATACTGTGTACGCGTGTGTAAGTTCGTGTACTAAATCAATGTCTGTCTCTGTAGAGCGACTGTTCAGAACAATCTCCCCGGTGGCAGCGTTGAACGTACCGCCTACGGTTACGCCCATATCACGGAATGTAACCGACACAGTGTCATCGGTAAGTTTAATTAGCGTGTCTAAAACAACTTTGCGCGGGTCACCTACCTCGTAACTATCACGCACTTTTGCCAACGCACTACTCACGCCGTTCTCCAATATCTCTTGTTGTAACACGGTGTGAGGCTCTCCAAGCAACGGATTGGACGTCGGCAGTTGTCTCAAGTACACGCCTTTGTCAGTTTCTAAACGGTCGCGCACAATATCACTATCGGGGAACACAACAAACGAAACCGAGTCAGCTACTCGCCCAGCTGCATAATTACCACTCTCTCCATACGCCGGGTAGATAATGCCGGTGCGCCCACGCGCACGCAAGGCGTCGTTGACTCGGTTAGCCGCACTTATACGGTTGCTACCAACACTCGCAGATACTGTGACATACATATACACGTCACCATTCGTGGTAGCAGTTTGTAATTGCCTGTCTAAATTCTGACGTACCGTAGGATTTAGCCCTAATTCGTCCACAACGCCGGTCCATAACTCGGTGTCCGGGGCTAACGTCATATCTACCATCCTCTCCGTATCAAGTGCTTTAGCTAAAATAGGCTTAGTACGACCGGATGTGTATGTCACAGACACACGGTGATGTGATGTATAGTATGTACCGGCTCCAAAAGTACTGCCAGAGTAACCTCCTGCCTTACTCGGCGATCCGGTGCCCGTCTCCACGGATACTGTTCCGTCAGCGTTCTTTAACGTACTTAGCACACTGTCTACATACACACGATTGACGTCATTTATTTCGTCTTGTCGCTTGGAGCGATACAAAACTAGGTCTTGTGGCTTTTTTCCATCCACCTCATCGTCTGCGTCCTCACGCGATGCGAGTAAAATATCACGCGCTTCTTCCTCTGTTGGCGGCAACCGCAACATCGCATTACGGACAGCGACCATATCAATTTCCGTATTCGCACGTTGACGACGCGCCTCCGCCTCACGAATAGCACGTTGCGCGTTTTTCTGCTCGTTAATAGCCAGGACTTCCGACTTAGCAAGCTCCTCATTACGCGACGCATCCACGCGCGCGTTCCAAATCAACTGACGCAGTGCTGTGCCGTCTGTAGGAGCTACAGCTTCCTTACGTAATACTTTATCCAAGAAATCATGTAACTCAACACGGGCTTGGTTAAGATCGATAGACGGGTTTTCACGAGTAGTCGCCAAGTTCATCTCGTGCGCTCTCGCCGCCTCCACGGCCATCTGCACGGAGTTGGCGGAATTATCCAAACGTACACGACCGTTTGCTTTAAGTACAGTGTCAAGCGCGTTAAATACCGCGACTAATGTACGCGCTCGGTTCAAGTCGCCGTCTGTTAATGTGAACACCGACTCGTGCACCGCTCCGTCAGCACGCACCGCCGGTCGGCGGTTACCGTATAAGTTAGCCAGTACGGTATTAAGATTACGCAGCTTATAGCCAATACTCTGACGAGTAATGTCAGATGTGGCATACGCCAAGTTACTACGATAATCTTCAATCAACATAGTAAGGTTTCTTGTCACATCATCAATCGTATTCCCCATCTGTGACACAATCTCCGACGCGCGAGGATCTGCCGGCACACCCGACAAATTCTCTTTAAGGACATTGGTCACATCACGCTTGACTGCATCCACTTGTAATCGCTCGTCGTTAGCGCGATTGATAGCGTCCTCCTCGGCGAGTAACACGTCACGCTGCGCTAACTCTTGCTGTTCATTAGACACACGCTCGAAATCGTCACCACGTCGATTCATTTCAGCACGCACTTGTCGACTCGCAACGTAGCCGTCGGTGTCAACCACAGAGTTGTACAAGTCAAGTAACGAATTATAAAGAAAGTCCTCCTCACGCAACCGCGTGTCGACACGTGTGCCATTTTGTGTAATAACAGCATCAAGTTCGGCAAGCCCCTGCTGTAAAGCGTCACTAATATCCGTCAGCGTCATACGGTTACTATTACCAAGTGCACGCTTAACTACTTGCGGTAACAGCGGATGTTTGGTATATGCTACACCAAAATCTTGCTTGGCTTGGTTGAACACCCCGCGGGTATACGCATTGTTATTAAACGTCTCCACATCGCCCAACTTCTCCTCTCGGATAAACGCCACAGGATCTTCCGTCAACTGAATAGCACGACGCAGTGTTGTCGCCATCTCAGCCAAAGAGCGGTCATCCGTCGTCTCCACGTGCCGCTCTATATCAGCTAACTTCGTACGTACTGATTCAATGTTGTTAGGATCAACAAGTGACCGGATACTATCTGACACACCACTCACCAACACATCGTCGTTCTTAAAGCCCGCAGCTTTGTATGCTTTCTCAAACTCGCTGGCAAGACCATTGTACCTGCCTTGGAATGTGTCACGATTCACACTTTCGGAGGCAACATCCGCGTTCTTTATACGGTTAAGCATATCCGTCACAACACCGGCGTTCTCACGGACACGTCTCGACAAGTCGATAGTCGTCAGTGCTGACAACTCCCCGCTTTGTACCTTGTCTAAAATGCCCTGCGTGCGCGTCATGTATTCTGTAGCAAGATCTCTGTAATTCTCCAAGTTAGTGTAATTACCGGCGTCAAACTCCTGCTCGATCTCCGTACGCTTCGCCTCGGACTGCCCGCGTCCCATCTGCACACCCGCCGGGTTAATGGTATAACCGGTTGTATCAGCGCTTTGTAAATTATTATCAATGTCGGCGAGTGCCTGCCGTGCCACTGCGAGACGACGCTGGTTGTCTCCGGCGTTAGACACCGGGTGTACCGCCCCACCCATGAACGCACCTACCACAGCACCATATTTCGCATCACGCGCCGCCTCGTCAAAATTACCGTCAGCCACCGTGGATGCTGTGACCGGACCGCCGCGGTCAAGAACTTGTGTAACGAGGTTTTGGTATCCGCTGGTGATTCCCTCCTCAAGTCCCTCACGACCCGCAGAACCTGCGACACGCAACGGCACACCTGTGAGTTTGGTACTTTGTAACTTATCCCAAGCACGCTGCACAACATTACCGGCATCACGCTTCGCAACAAAATCTTTAACTTCATTAAGTTTCTTCGTCAAGATGTCGTCTGGCACAACGCCTTTCAGACGCTTGAATAACGCACTTTCCGCCGTTCCGGAGATAACACCTTGTGTGAGGTATTGTTGTAAAAACACAAGCTCTAAAGCATCTTGGTATTCTTGACTATTCGGGTCGCGTCCTTTCAAATAGTTTTCAACGTGGAACCCGCCTAGCTCTTGCATAGCTGCTGTCACACGCATTTGCATATCACCTGCCGCAAGTTTACCCGCACCACCGGCTACTGCACCCGCTGCACGTCGTGCCAAGCCCGCACCCTCACCGCCCGTAGTAATATAGTTCCACAGTTTTGCGGCGTTGCCGGTCAACTTCTCAACACCAGGTACGGCTTTGGCTGCATTGCCGGCGAGGTTAAACCCTTTCGCCATCACACCACCGGGTGCGATAAACGCCGCGATTTCAGGACCGACCACTTTAACCAACGCTCCAAAGTTGCCACCCAACTGCTGTACAGCTTCACCGATACGATCACGATCCATTAAATAATTAAACGTCTCGACATCCGCGTCTACCTCCTCCGGAGTTACGGCATTGGCTAACGCTTGCTGTGTCTTATCCAGCGTCTTAATCGCACCAACATCGGCATTGACACCCATGCGATTAAGTAACACGTCACCCACGCCAACCAGCTGACCAACACCCTTAACCAAGCCACCAGCCAGTTCGGTTGCAGTGTCACCCGCGTGCTCTAACAATGTCGCAGACGTGTCTTTCGCTGCGTCCGCTCCGTAGTTACGAAACATACGACGCGCATACGACTCCGGCGATCCGTATTTGGCTTTCGTCTGCTCATTAAACAACGCATACTCAGCGGTAGCATACTCACTCAAAATATCCCGCTTGATAGCCGGTGGTACACGCAACCACTCCTCAGGCGTATAACCTGCTGCGGTGACTGCTTGCGTGAAACGCTTGTTAGGATCGAAAATGCGAGATGCGTCACCTGAATTTGCGTAATTATGCGGAGTTTCATTCTCCCCCCACGCTTTAGGTTGATACACCTTTTGTAACGACACACGCGCCGTCGGATCCGCGTACACAGAATAATCCGCACCCTGCGGTTGTTGTGTTACTTGTTGATTTTGTAGAGATGGAATTTGATACATACCGCCAGCCGAAATAGGCTCGCGGGTTTGGTACAAGTCAAGTAAAATGTCAGCCATGTTGTCACCTGTAAAAAATGGTATAGTCCACGTTGTTATATCGGATTATACCATTTTAATCAATCAGCACGTTACGGACTTATGGGAAACAACATAAAAACTATCTTTTATTTTTTACGAAATAATTTATCAAATTCACTATAAATTTGTTCAAAATATTTTTCTGCATTTTGATAATTATCAAAAACAATTGAACCAGATTTAATCCGGTTATTGTTGGAATGAACTTTTACAATGTATTTTTTTTTTTCTAAAAAGAAATGGTGCTTTTTCAACAAGTTGTAAAGAGTTATAACCGACTGTTGCACATTGAATGATTTTTTCCATATTGTAAGAATCCTTTAGTTGTTAAAACAAAAAATATTATAGCAAATTTTATCGGGAAACCGTCCACCCCCACGGTCCATCTGACTCAACTAACCAGCGCTGTACATTAAAATTACTTGGCTCAGACAACGCTTGTTTCGCAATCGGATCATCAACTCGTATATCTCCTCGATATAGCGCCTGTAACGCTTCGGCGTAGTTAGGCGCCGGTGTCTTTTTTACAGACACCCCTTGCGACGCAACTATCGGCGCATTTTGTTGTACGGTTGTCACTGGTTGCACCGTCAAATCCGCCCCCACGGACGCCAGTCCTTGTCGCACTTTATCCCAAGACGCTTTGTTTTGTTTATACTCAGGCGGAGCGGAGGGGAAACTAGCCCACTCTTTACCAAGTTTCTGCACAGCTGCATCAAAATTACCGGATAAAATGTCACTAAGTGCATTACGACGATTGATAAGATACACCGCCGCTGCGTCCTGACTCTGCGGTGAGAAGTCAGGCAACTGCAACGCACGCTGTGCATCTTGCCACGTTGAGTGTAGAATTTGATATTTGCCGTTCGCCGTTGACCGATTTTTCGTCCCGTCTGTTTGTGTGAACTCCCACGTGCCTTTCCCAAACTGTGCAGGATGACCGCTGTAACCCGTGTCCAACAACACACCGCGCGTACCACCAGCCGCCAAGTACGGGTTAGAGAACGTGCTCGTACCCTCAAGATACGAGATAAGGTTAAGAAACTTACGCAAATTCTCATTCTGCAAATACTGATCTACCTGCTCTCTTGTCAGATTAGCCATCTGTATCCCCCTGCGGTCTATTTTTCAAATCCTCACGATGCTCAGCGCGTCCGCGTGTGAGCTGGTCGTTATAGTACGCTAACAACAACTTGTCATTAAGTGAATTAGATCCTTGCAACTGCGCCAAAATATGCGGTGCGTTTGGAGATGACGACAATTGTCTAACAAACTGATCTAACTGACCCTTGTCAAGATTGTAGTTCGCCCCATTATACGACACCGTCACCACATTGCCATTGGTAGTCACCTGACTTAACGCCGGTCGCACGCCCATGTACCCTTGTTGAGGCGGTACATCAAATCCTTGTAACAAACCGAGTCCTGCTATATCACCCATACGCTCACTGGCAGCTGACGCATACGGTAAAAACGCATTGGATAAAAGTGCGTCGTAATTTCCGTTCGCAGCCAAATTCTGAGCCAACGCACCGTACAACGCCTCATCCGGTGCTGCACCTTGCATAAGCAAGCGTTGCACTTCACTGTACGTCTGCGGGTCATTGAGTGCGCGTTGTGACGCAACTTTGCTACGTGCTTGGTTGTATGCGTCCTCCGCCGCCAATGACTGAGTTTGTAAATCAAACAAATGCCGTGCCACCATAGGATCTACGGCTACATTCGGTCCGGCTGCAATAGCTAAATAAGACGCTCCGGACGGGTGGTCTGCATTAGTATATTGCACAGGCATATCACTAAGATTGCGCATAGGTAGAGTTGTACGCGGCTGCATCACCGGGTATGTCGTTTGTACCTGTGTCGTGGTACCCGCCACCGGCTGTGCAATTTTAGGCACCTCGGTTGGTGTCTTGGTCGTAGGCTGTTTAGCCGATGCCGCGCGTTTGGCAGTATCAAGCGCCAGTGTCATTGCACCGGACGGCGCAAGCCCTATCGCAACCGGCGTAGTTGTCGGAGCACCACTTGTCACAGGTAAAGACGGTAGTCCGCCGGATGGTGGGAAATTACCAACCCCAATACCCTGTTCATTTACATAAGGCACACCACTCAAATATCGCGCAATTGGTGATAGTACTTGGTCAGCTTCAGCGGCTCGCCACTGTCGATCTAATTTTTTCTGTTGCGCTTCAAACGCCGCACGGTCACGATTAGTGAGGTTGCTATACAACCCCTCAATATAAGACATATTACGACGTGCGTTATCGTAATTATCTTTTGTAATCGACCCACCTGCGTACAATCTATCTAAATTAGCACCAAACTCCCCCGCCCCTTGCGCATAGCTACGTCTCAATTGTTCCGCACGAGCATCGTCCAGTGTAAGTGGGGTAGCCCGCCACGAGGGTTCCTGTGTTGGCTCCGGTTCAATCGGGTAGCCTAACAACGCACTAAGCGCACGAGCCCGCTCACGATCTGAATTACCGGGCGGTGTACGATATAACAAACTGTAATCAAAATCTGCCATAACAACCTACCAAGTCTTGCCTTGTAAAAACTGATTGAGTTGATCGGATGTTGTCACCCCATATCCACCTAAGAATTGTTTAAGTCCGTCCAGTGTCAACTGTTGTTGAGGCGGGTTCGCAGTAATAGGAGGCGTAACTTGTGTCAATTGGTTGTTTACATCCTGCGGTTGACGATTACCGAGTATGTTATCCAATGGCTGTTTCTGACCATACAACTTTCCAGCGGTATACGCATAATTTCTATCGTACAAGTCTTGGTAAATAGACTGATTCTGTGCATTACGCACCGCATTATTACCAATAAGCGACTGCACATAACTTGGTCTAACCGCCTGCTGATCTTTGAAGTTATACACATCTGTCGCCATTTTCAGCGCATTAGACCACCCATTCTGCCAACCATGACCAAGATCACTCAGCCACCCAAGAAAACCACTTCCTCCACCAAACCCACTCGAATTAGGTAACGTCATATCATAACTAGCCATAAGCCGGTCCCCCTAATAATTGTAAAAATGTCACGTCGTCAGTTCCGTTGTCGTCCAACATCGGATCGTGTGTGATACCTCTATGCTCACCACTTTCCCCCGGATTGAGCCCCAGTGAACGCGCAATGCGCATTACCATCTGAGGATCCATAGGAGTCTGTTGTTGCATAGGCATGCCAAGCATATTCTGCAAACTTAAGTCTGGATGCGTCAATGGATGCGGTGTCGGCACCGCCCCGGTCATTTGCGTTAAAGCCGGATTAAGGCTCTGCATTTGTAATGCCAAATACGGCTCTGTAATTGCAGTGGGATTGTACATCGTCATCATCGCCGGATCCATCGCCGCATATTGCTCATGCGACAAGTCAACCAATGGGTCACCTGCAAGAAATCCGCCATAGGTACCGAGCCCTCCGAGTTCACCTACTTTATAACTCATACTTTAACCCCCTCTACTGCTCTTACTACTGCTCGTACTACCACAACAACTCGTATCAATCCCACAGGTTACTTCCGAGTCAAAACAGATGAAAAATCCGATAGCAAGTGCCACGAGACTAGCCAACGCCGATAAACCACTGATGTCTTTTTCCGCAGTTTTACGTAAACTGTCTGCCAACCACGCGTAGTTTTTTCCTGCGGACGCCAACACATCAAGTCCCAGTTGCATTAAGCGATAATAATTCTCAGAATGACGTGCATAACGACTATCTTGGATCTTAATAGCGTTTTCACCATAGCGCAATCCAAGCTCTACACGTCCTAATCGGTGCTTCTCAAACAACTCGGCACCCTCAAACCGTAATTTGTAGTTAGTCTGCCACGCGGTTTGTCGTTCCGCCTCACGAGCTCTCGCCACAGTTCCGACAATTTCGGCTGATGTTGCCAATGCAAGACGTGTTTCAATTTCACACCCATGATTAACACCATAACGCGATACCGCTCGGTGCAACTCGCGACGTTTCTGTTTAGCTTTAGCCTCCGCATCAGCAATCGTACGGGTAGCAATGCCGTAATGATCTTCTTGGTACCCACACTTAATAAACGCACACAATTGCTCATGAATGGTGTCATTACAAGGCTCCAATGAAGATGCGTAGCTTTCATGATCTTTAGCTAAGTCGTTATTACGCATTGCTTCTTCTAACAACCACGCGTCTGCCGCTTGCGCCAAGGAATCCTCCGCCGGAGCTTTCTGATCAATCAACTTATTACCGATGTCTTTCATTTTATCGTTGATTGTACGCCACACGTCCTCTGCGTCCTTAGCTTTGTTGATAAGCCCTTTGGCGGCATACCGACCAAGTACGGCTCCTAATAACGACGCAATCGCAAGCCACTTACCGTCATCACGCTTCGGTTGTTTCGGATATTGTATAATGTGGTTCGCATTGACCGATACCGCACCCGTGCCACTCGCATCGCTCTTATCAATTTGCGCATAGTTTGTACCACATCCTTTCTTTGTATCTTCTGCCATAACAGCCCCCCCCTATCCGGTTAAGCTCTCCCTAGAAGATTGTAAATGAACTTCTTCGACCGGGATCCGCGACCGTATCTCTACCGACCAATCTGTAGCGCGATACTTACGGGGGAGTAAAAACGGCTTATTTGTCGATACCATGCGTCGGTAATATTCCCGACCATTGGCTCTAATTATAACTTCAACTTGCGGACGTTTACCACTCAACTCGCCATAATAAATTTGATACTCGGGCATCATATTTATAAAGGCGTCCAAACTAACATCAGCGTGTTTTTTCTTAAACACTGCGAACGCTTGTAATGCTTTCTCAGCACCAGCTGACATTACGGCAAACTCTGACGACACTACTTTGCACGTTGTAGGTCGCCATAAACCATCCATAACGACCGTAGAAGAACGCCACACCGCCGTACGTGGTTCCGCACTTTTGTAATCACCAAACAAACGCACCACAGCTCGCTCACCAGATCCTACACGTGTAACATACACCAGTTTACCGACATTATCAGCATAGACATTACACACATCCCCTGTCGTTAGTACAAATGACGCGTCGCGTCTACTGTCCTCCGCCAAATTCATAATCCAATTACGGCGACCGACACCATGCAAACGATCTTCAAAAAACGCAATGCGAGTGTTCTCATCTGCAAACTCAGCCCACTCCCGCTCTGTAAAAAACTCACCAGTTACTAACTCAATACCACCAGTCGTAAACTCATAAATACCCATCGGAGAGACAAAAAACACCGCCTTGTTTGCTACACACAAAGCCTCTCCATTGTAAGCGGGCGCGCGGATATTCACTTCTGCTATATCCACCGTCTCTGCGTTGCTATTCACGATATAATGCAGACCGTTAGTTACAACAAGCGCTGTATGATGTGCTTGCCGCTCGACCGGCTCTGAAACATCCTCAACGTGGTATATGTCATATCGTAATTTATACTCATTTGACACATGATACGCGTGAGGTTTACGAGACTCGGATACATACAGCGAACTACCAGCCCACAATACGACTTGGTTATCGCCCAACGCTGCCACCCCTTGTACACAACTTGGCACCGGACCGTCCGTCTCCGTATCGAGTTCTTCACCCATGCTCATCACGCAGTTTGCGCTATAAAACTCCGCACTCGTGACCTTATGCTCGCCTATATGCAACCAATGTCCCTCGCCGTTAGTATCAGCCACTGCCATATACCATCTGCGGTGAGTGGCGTTATCAGGCGGTGTGTCTGTCACGGCGATTTTTATAGCATCACCGTCGTACATTTCTATGTGATTACTCGGCTTACTCGGAGCGGACTCCTCCCCACACGCATTGACGTATGTAAAACAAAATGCAGTGTTAAACGGAACCTCCGTCCCACACCCTTTCGGCATACTTGGCACACATAAAAACTTACTAGGTCCGATCTCGCAACCTTGACCTGTTAATACGGATGCCGTTGGAACAATGTCACAACACGGGCGCTCGATACCAACCTTAATAGGTTTTTTACCCATCGCCACCCGTGGTGCTGACTGCCGATACAACACGCCGTCCTGCACAAACAAAAATGTCGTATCACCCAGCCTAAATGTATAATCCGGCGCAATCGACGTATGTTTTGCAAATCCTATATACAATCCATCCGCATAATGAATTGTCGCGGGAGTGCCATTAAATAAATTGCCGTTCACATCGACGACGCGAACGGCTTTTCCGAGCTCAGGTAACGGTTGGAAACGTCCACCGTACACATCCATATCTCGCGCTAATGCCGCAAACTTGTCTCCAAGTAACTTAGGTGCCACTTTAGGCACCATACCACCAAATTGAACAAAACGCATGTTAAACCCTTATGGCGTTGTAATATCGAATGTGCCGCCACCGCCGTTGTCCGTTCCGCTTGTACCACCACTCTCGGTTCCACTACTCTCGGTATCGAACGGAGGTCGCTTGTATTTCTTAAGTAACGCAATATAACGCTCTTTGAAATCTTCCGCGGTGATGATGTTAACAATGTTTGCTAATGCCGCTAATTCTTCCTCGAACGTCGAGCCTGTAGTACCAGTGCCACCGCCATCACCAATACCGCTTCCGCTACCTCCCGTTCCGCCGGAAGATCCGCCGGATGATCCGCCTGATGATCCGCCTGATGATCCGCCCGAGGTGCCGCCCGCCGGACCCGGTGGTCCTGGTGGTCCCGGTGGTCCCTGTTCACCTTGCGGTCCGCGCACGCCTCGGACTCGTATTTCCGTACCGTCATCTTTGTATAACAGCAGGTCGTCGCCGTCCATCTTCGCATTGGCTATACCTCCTCCATCTGCACCGTTCGCACCTGCATCTCCGCGGCTACCCTGATCACCAGTATCGCCCTTGTCACCTTTAGGTCCGCGCGGAACCTTGCCAGTCGCTTGAATTGATGTGCCGTCAGAAAACGAAAACGTCAATACACCGGTGGAGCTAACATTAATGTTTGTCGGAGTTGGCCCAGGAGGTCCTTGCTCACCCTGTGGTCCACGCAAACCAGTAACTTCACCACTACCACCCGTCGCACCCTCACCACAGTCACACCCACCACAACCTGACTTAAACAACTCAGCACAATCAACTGACAATGTGTTAGTGCTACAGTCAAAATTAAGTGGACCTGTTGCCTTTAACGGTATGTAATTCGCCCAATCTTCATAAAAATAGCGATTACTCACATCATACGACACCTTGGCATTGCTATTAATACAATCGCACGTCGACCCAAGTCCCCGTTGTACAATCAGTTTGTCGCCGTCTTTACCAGTGACACGCATGTATTCACAACAAGACGAACAGCCCTCTACAACGACATAGAAATGCGTGCCAGCTTGCAAAGTCGGAAAGTTATTACCCATCCCCTTATGTAACTGTATTTCCAAGTCGCCCTTGCGAACAGGCTGCGCAGTGAAACCAACCCCGCTATATTCGCAAGTTAAGAACATTAGGTTAGTTTGGCAAGTCATATCAACCCTTTGGTGTTAATTGATATTTATTAAGCTCGGCTTGTACGACTTCCAACGCCAAGCCTGTCACGTATTCATGCATCAGCACCGTGTTGCAATCAATTGTTACACATGTGCCTGCCGGGAAGTTTAACGCTCCTGTACCACCTACGTTACGCTCAACGGTAATAGAACCTTTCTTAAGATCTGAACCGTGCGTATACTTAACGATTTCTGCACGCCCGTTGTAACCAACCAACGACAAATACGTATGATCTCCGGACTCTAAAGTATTTAACTTCTTCGCCATGTCAAACGGTATTTCCAACACCGTCTCGTCTGGCGTAATGTAGTTACGCAATTTTGTAGAAAAATGGTTAATAATTTTTAACATTTTGAACTCCCGTTCACTTTCACTATACGACCGTACTCATCAACTTCGACACATGTGTCACACGTAAAACAAACAGTCTGGGGGGAGAGAACTGGCTTTATATGACCTTGAACACAGTTGCTGACGTACTCACACAGTTGTGCAGGGTTCCATTCAACTTTTGCACAACTACCTTTCGGTAGTACGAGTGGTATTGTGTTATCTGCGCCACGTTCCACAGATAACACGTCCCCTCGTACTCCAACCACCTTAACCACCTCACGACTGGATCCGTTAGTGATGGTTAGGTAAAAATGATCGGATGTGTTCATCTTAAACCGAACACCATCCCCACGCAATACTGTAATCTCTTTATCCGACTTGTTCACCTGCTTAGCAAGTTCGGTACGATGACCGTATTTAGATATATCCAACATATCAACAATCCTCTACGCAGCCTTTGCTATCAATTGGTTTGTATTCCACATCATAGTCTACTTGACCATCACAACAACGACGCTTACAATCACACGATGGTTTTTCACACTTCCCACATCCTGAGCAATTGTCATCCTCTGTCATATCAACAGATAACAAACTTACTTTCTCAGGCGGGATATAAAACAACAATGTCATCCGCAAACGTCCGTCTATATACAAGTCCCCCTCATAATAACCTTGAGGTAACTTGCGGAACTCATCAGTCCATGTAAAACACAATGCCCCGTCCTCACGCATACGAGTAGGTGGTAAGCAAGTCAATACTTTACAAAACCCTTTTTTGCGAATTTCGAGACTCACCCAAGTACGCACTAACGGCAACGGTTTACCGCCACACTCAGACGCCGAAAACAAAAAACACGCCTCTACTTGCTTGCGATCTATATGGATCGCATCTCGCGCACGTGTTTTTGGAGGGCATCTTTCGCCACAGTCTGACGTAGGGCAACAACGTTCAACTTCCTCCCATTTCGGAGGTTCAGATCCGCATGTGACCGCTTTGCGGTTGCACGTGTCCTTCTCATGATCATCTTTACCGTATAGAATTTCCATCACATTCTCCAAAAACTACGCGATGCCTTCATAGGCGCTTGCAAACGCATTTTCAAAGGACCCGCATCACGGCGTCTGTACTGACCTTTGATACGTCGATACTGCACGTCTAAATTCGCCCGTAATGCCGCTGCATATTGTAAATTGGTAAATTCCTGAGAGGGGATGGAATATAAAATGGCTAACGCGCCATCCGTTATTTGTGGCATGAACCGTTCGTAGATAAAATCAGGAACATCACACTCATCACGCTTAACACTCCACGAGTACTCAATGTGAATATCCCGCTTTAACTTACTATGACAAGTCTCATCTGGCACCCATTTTAATATAATATTGGGATTATCAGCAGACATAATGTCTAACTCATAATCTACGCCTATGTGCAATATGGTCCATGTGTCGTCTTTTACACCGCCAGACGGACCTAAAGCCACTTCCACCACCTCCAATATGTTACGACATTCAGGCAGTGGTATAACGTAATCTGACGTTTTAGGCTCTAAGGAAAACTGAGCAAAATCTTTGGCAATGTATGTACTATTCATGAAATTTGCTATAGATTCACGAATGGCGTGCTGTAGCACTGACGTAGGTACATCAGGAGCGTATGGAAAGATAAACGTCTCGAAATCTTCAATATGCTTCATCTGTTACCCCCGTACCACTCGTTCTAGAGCGGATCGCTCTTTGTAATCATAAATCTGCAACAAATCTAATGCGTTCTTCCAGTGCGCCATGCTACGCTCTCTAGCTGGCGCATCTTCAATGTCAACTCCATAAGCGTAATACAACATCAGCTCAAACACAACCGCGACCAAATTTTGATCTAAATCAATTTCGTCGTCTTCTCCTTTCACCACAGGCGGTGCGTAACAAGATATTGTCAACGTAGCGTTCGTGTTAGCCGGAACCGGTGGGTCTACGTAAATCACACGAGGATCGTTGTCATCATACGAAAAGCTCTTAACACGATACTCGCTACTCGCACCGAACTTAACTGATGGCTTGCACACCGGTCTCGAAAACGCAGATAAATTGCTTATCCTAACCTCACGCAATCGTGACACAATCACACCGTCATCGTTTTTTTGTCCCTGTACAGTCTGTACGGACTTACATTGGGCTGGTATGGTTTGTACTGCTCCCTCCACTAACTCTACGTCAACGGTTTCCGTAAAGTCTTCCTTTCTAACCATTGCTATGATTGATAATGCAAGCTGCGCATAAGTCAGTAAGTCCCCTTTCGTCCAGTGTACATATTGGACGTCGTCCTCGAACTCGTTATCTTGTAAATACCGACTTACGTCGTCTATGACCTGACTTATGATCATGTGTATCACCTATCGTCTTGAGAACACCTGAGCTTGTGCCTGTTCGGCATTAACACCACCCGGCAACTGTTCACGTTCTTCCTGCGTTAAATTAACATAACTTGGTGGAATAGTAGTAGGATCGCCTGACGATACTGCATACTTAGGAACTTGTGGAACAGGCGGTACGACACTGTCCGTTCCTGCTACCGCCGCAGCAGGTACCATAGGAGGAGGAGGCGGCGGAGACGCTTCTCCACCTACCATCGGTAGGTTAGGCTGTGAGACATTTGCAACCGCTGTCTCGGCAGCTTCTTGTAGGTTCATCCCGCGGCGTATTTCCTCACGCTCAATTTCCATACGTCGCTGTTCTTCAACGTAGAAATTAACTTCCGCTTGATTGTACAAATAAATCCCCGGTAAGTTGTCAACGATTCTACCGTTAAACGGTGTTACATATCCGTCTCGGTCAACAAACGCAATGGGGGTTCTCTGTGCATGGGTTCTCATATTAATTCTCCAATAAAAAAGAGGGGTTTCTTCACCCCTCTATTCTATACAATTTTAATAGCGGCTGCTAGATGTATCAACGCGACACTCGGCCTCAGGATACACCGTGTCACACGGCTCTACTCCGCAATGGCATTTGTGTTGGTCGTCAAAGTGTACCAAGTCCAACATAGATGACCAGCACGTACCACGCATTGTTCCCTCTTTCAAGCGCACAATGACAAGTCCGTTGGTTTGTAAGAACTTGTTCACCTCAAAGAAGTGGAACCCGGCTTGACCCGCTTCAACTTCAAACTTGGCGACTACTTCGGAACTTGCTGCAATCAATGCTTTCTCCGCTTTGTCAACATTCGCTTTTGCAGTTGCAACGGCTTGTTTTTTAGTCGGGTTGTCCGCATCAGCCTGCAACGCCAGTTGCGCTTCGGCTAACTTCTGACGAGCTGTTGCTAACGCTTGCTGCAACGCTTCGTAATCAACAGGGCTTTCTGAAGAACTACCCAAAATTTCAATTTCAAAAACAGTTCCAGGTACGGATGCTTTGTTGTTGAACACATAATCATTCAACTTCGTACCAGCTGCCAACAAGTTAATAACCAACTCATCACCGGCTTCCAAATCCGAGATCATGTTTTCGCGATACCACATCTGGAAGTTTTCGTCATAATGAGAATAGTGGAAAGGCAACACAAAATGACGGCGTTTCAAATGCGCCGCGTATTCGGTATGTAAATCCGCCGGCGTGAGATCAGCATCCCACGCAACGTCCATCATACCGTAATGACGTTTGTTACCACCTACAAACACTGAATAACGTTTAGCCATAATATACGCTCCTTATTATTTAAAATTAACAGTTGCGTACAATGTCGCAATGTGTTCAGGGCGGATAACTTCAAAGTCATAGACTTGTAACCCGCGCCAGTATTGGGCGAATGAAGTTTCGACTTTGTCGATGTGCTGTTGCTTGGTCATCTGTGTAACAAAGCCAGTAGCCGTGTTTACACCTGCAACGATCAAGTGCGCACGTTTGTCTTTGTGGTTAGGATCTACATAACTCGGCATGTTTTGTGAGAAGTAGATTTTAAAACCGCTGATTGTAGGAATGGTGTCGGATAACATAACCGCACGTCCCAAGCCTGTAGCACCAGCGTCATTCAACCAGTTATTAGTTAAGAACAACGTACGTGCTGACGCTGGCAACACCAAGAATCGACCGTTTTCTGGACACTGATTTTCATCCAACACAGCGGACAAGAATCCAATGTATTGTAAGAAGTTTTCTTTGTCTAAGTGGATCGGACGACCGTACATACCTAAGTCATACATACCTGACACTTTGCCGGCACGTGAACCACGGTTGAACGGATCCGCTTTACGCGGTACGTAATCCAACACTTCCCAGTCAATTTGTTGACGCAACTGTTCCTGACAGTTTTCAATAAACCGGTTCACCCACATCTTAATGTTTTGAATTTGTTTCAAATCCAATTCATCAAGTTTTAAGTTCCAGTAATACGCACGGTTGATTACCATGGTAACGGTTTCTGTATTTAATTCAGAAAACTCTAATGGTTGGTTTTTCTGATACTTAAAGATTTCACCGACCGGATCTTTGCGAAACGTAATTTGGTCTCCCACACTACGGATTTCGCTTGGAACAACTTCGTGTGATGTGATCACACCTGTAACCGTGTTGTGATATGTGCGATGGATCATTTCATCCGCAAAAATCGGACTATTAAGAAATTGATAAACGCGATAACCACTGGCGGATTGCATTGTAGGTTTTGCACCTTTGATAGGTACTGGCATAGCTCGCTCCCTCTATGAATTATAATCTACACGACCATCTAACTCAGCGTTCTTAAACGCATCCTGCACTTTAAGATAAGCATCATGTGTCATCATGCCGCTCTCAAACATCCGTCGAGCGTTAAGGAATTTTGAGTATGGTAGTATTTTAGACCCTTTTTCAACAGTAGGGGGGGTTCCTGCTTGTGGTCTACCCGGCGCCACATTTTGAACCCCGGGTTGCGGATGTGATGGTTTGTAACCACTCACAATCTCTACGACAGCCTCCATATTACCATACTGAATAGCTGTCATCAATTCTTGCTCAACCGTAAACGCACCGCCTGAACGTGGCGCCTGTTGTTTTAAATATGACGCAAACTCCGGAGTAGCCGCGATTCGCTTCAAATCCGGTAGTCGTGCATGTACATCGTTGTAAAATTTTCGTGCTCTATCGTTTGCAATTTGCTGCTCTACTGCTTGCGCATGTGCACGTTGTTGGTCTATTTGATCATGCAACGGCTTGATATGCGTTTTATACACGTCATTCAAAATAGCCTTGGTCAACTTCTCCACCAACGGACGGGACTGTGCAATTAACTTACTCTCATCTTCCGTCAATGCAACAGATTCAGGATCATACACATAATCTGGACGAGCAGGTGGTTGCTCGGATGTAGTCTGAGGTTGTGTAGGTTTTGCCATCCCCTCGTATACAGATAATTTTCCCTGTGCAATCAAAAGTTGACGGTGCATCTCTACCGGATCAAACGCTGGTTGTGTAGGCGGTGTCGTTTGTGTTTCGGTGGTCTGTGGTTGCGCAGTTCCTGTATCATCACCATACAAAAACTCATCTACATCTAACTCACCGTTCGCGCCTTGTGTCCCGTCTCCAGTTGGTGGCGGGGGTGGTGGAGGAGGCGCATCATCCGTTTGTCCCGGTTGAGTCGTGTTCGGGTCGTCGTACGCACCCGATTCCAAATCATCTAAAAAATTTTGGAGGGTTTCCGGATTATAAGCTGGCATTAGTTACCTCGTAATTCACTGATTAAATCTTTAAGCATAGACACCCGTCCACGCAAATGTTCAGACGCGGGTTGTCCCTCGTACTCGTCTCTCGCACGAGCTAACAATTCGTCCAAATATTTCAAGTAATGTTCAAACACTACGTTAGTTTTCACCATACCACACACTTTGTTGCGCAGTTTGTAAAAATTTTCCTTGTTATCGGCTGACATGTGGCACCACCTCATATTCGTCAATAATTGCACATACTGCACGCGTATCGTCGTGACCATTGTTAGACACACGATAATAACCATTGGCTGGCGTGACGTACGTAAACGGTGTGTGCCGCGTCGTGATAACAATTTCAGCTCCGCCCACCAGCACCGGCGTAAATTTTAAATTATCCAACGTCTGGTCTTTTGGATCAAACGGAGCAAACTCAAGAATGAATTGATCGTCCGGGGTGGCGTTCAATAACATGAACACCAAAGCCGTATTTGCTTTCGCACGCTTAGACACTACATTACCCATTGTCACTCCCTACCAACTCATCATCGAATAACACACCCATCACGCGTTTGACAGCCTGTACATACAAACGTGTGCTCTCGCTTGCAGACTCACCCTCAAGTTGTTCACGCGACACTTTCAACTCGCGCAATAACACGGTTCTGATCTCGTCAGCGTCACTGCTACGTCTAAAGCGCTTGACGGCTCTGGCTTCCTCTACACTAACTGTAACACTAGTCATACTCTACTCGCAACAATATCCACACACACAATTCAACTTAGCCGCCGTCACATAGTCCGCATCCGCTTTCTCAATAATAATTTCCAAGCGTTCGTCAAACTCTAGTACACCTTCAAACAACCGATGAGGTAGCGGACACGCCGTAATAGTATAACAACCCGGTGGTAAAAACACACGATCACACGTACAACAAAACGGTACACATACCTCTGTAATGCCGCAGTCCTCTGTCTGCACCATACGATTGATGATCGCAGGAGGGTTATAGTTAAATTTCATCGTCTCGTCGCCGGAGTACTTCACATACGCAACTGACAAATCCTTAACGGTAACACGCTCAGTGTTTGGCGTTTGGATCACGCCGTCTTTAATTTCCAACTCTATTGCAAATACATTCATCACATCCCTCCAATCTGCGGATTACCGTTCACCATACCGTTGCTTGCGGATATAGCATCCATTGCATTAGCACTGCGTCCGTCTAGTGTAGCACCGCCAACAGGTGCTTGTGGTACAGCCGGGAAATCAGACTCCAGCCCATGTTTTATTTCATAATTAGGAAAAATCTGCTCGGTGTTGATTCCGGCTGATTTCAACAACTCGTATAGTATTGCTCGAATCGCCGACTCCGGAACGGTATACTCACCTGTGACAGGATCCGTACGCCCCGCAAACGGCGCCAACGACTGCAACGCCCACTCCAACTTGTTTTCTTTATTTTCTTTTTCAACCAATCCGCTCACACCACGTGCGTGTACACGAATGTCACCTTTGATGGATTCGTCGCTATTATAAAACAATTCGTAGTCAATGAACGATTGTATCACAGGCTCGATAATGCGCTCCTCCAACATCCGCAGTCCATACTTAACGGATTTACTGGCTTGGTTCAATACCATCGCCACTCCGCCTGAGGTACGACCTACCGTGCCTAAGTTCTCACTTGACCCAAACGCCACACGCGGCAACCCAGTCAACTCATAGGCTTGTTGTTGGTGGAACTGCATAACGTTAGTGAGTGGTCCAGACAAGTCGGGGACCGAGTAAAAACGGATAGCCGGAGAATTGTTATGTTTCGGTTCATACACAACCTCACGCAACGTGTTAGGCATAACTACACGAGGATCTTCGTTGTCAACAATACGATCCGAGTCCACCTCACCGAGTACGCCGCTCGCAAACGCTAAATTCACTACGTGCGCGATCATGGTAGACGTAACCACACGCTGCGTATCTTTTAGACGGGTAGTAATACACTCTCCCCAAAACGCACCAGGTATAGGCTCAAATGATGCTGTGTAAAACGGTCTCGTGCCAAGCGGATCCGGGTTAAGTACCGCTTTGATAACAATATCGTCAATAATCCAAACTTCGGCGTCATAATTGCGACGTTCGTCCTCTATGGCAACCCCAAACGACGCCAACACATTGCCCTGTATCGATCCGTAAAATCCTAAGCAATCAAACGCACCCTGTGCGTCTGTATGATCTCCGTCTTCGCTCGCACCCTCAATATCGGCTTCCGGAGGGTCGCCACCATCCTCATACGGCTCTACAAAGCCATTCGGATGCTTCTCGAACACTTCATTAAGCCCGTCCTCACTATAACCGGTAAGGGCATAACACTCCACCAGCTCACTACGACTGATCTTGCGACGCTCAATTACATACTCTGCGGATTGGATGTCCTGCGCAAACGGCGCTGGATAAAAATCAAACGGACTAATATTCTCCACCGCACGCACAACCTTAGATTTAACCGTCATGCGACCGGTAGCTTCGTCCCATTCTTTCCAACGCTTATGTTTCATAGCCGGCGCTTTCATCACCGCATTTGGATACGCGACGAAATTATAAATAAAATCGCCAAACTCTTTCAGCCAGTCTGCGTCATACAGTCTGTCTTGGATAAGTTTATTCATTCGCTCTGCCGCCAAATCCGCACGCTTTTGTTTCTCCGCAGATCCAGCTCCACGTAACGACTCTTGTACATCGGCGATAATCGCACGTTCATCCAACATGCCGTTCATCGACTGCACTTCCTCGTACTTGCGCATAAGTACGTCTAGTACCGTACGCTCAATATCACGAGTCAAATCAGCTATAGGTGTGGCTTTGATAACAAACGGGCTCTCCATACTGTTTGCAAAAACATCACGGATAAGACCAACAACACCCCGCACAATCGGCGAGGTGATGTTAAAATTAACGTCAACTTCGGGATCGATAGAGCCTGTTACAATACTCTCTCCGCGGACTTGTTTAAGACAGGTTTGTAATGTGGCAAAAACTTCACTCTTGGCACTACGCGCCTCCTCAAAACGACGACGTACGTATCCGCCAAGGCTCGAGCGTATCTGCCGCTGTTTTTTCTTAGACACTTCCGCCATGCGCTGTTACCCCTTTTTGTTCGGCATCGGAGTACGGCTGTTTGCTTTTTTATTACAACGACAATTACTCATGTTCTCACTCCCTCAAATCTTACGACGGTTAAGCGACGGTCTCGCCGTCTCACGCTTTTTCTTACGACCTACAATCGTATTATACCCCGCACACAAATACTGTAAAGCATCACATAAATCAGACGCCCACCCCTCGTGCGTTTTTGTCGGTATATCGCGCACCACGTCGTTGCGTCCACGCACCGTCTCATAAATATATTTAGATCCTACCGCATCAATCAAATATTTGCAATTATCCGATATTTGTAGCGCGGGTAATCCGTTTGAATCCAAGTGCGTCAACCGCTGCTTAACCGCCTCAAGACGTGGGATGATTTTGTTGCCTACACCTGGATCCTCAATCGGTATGCCGTGTTTAAGTAACACGTCGAAAGGAGACAAGTCAACCGCCTGCGTCTCGACATTACCAGCCGGATCTCCCCACGCACCCTCGATAATACTGCGCGGGTAGCGTTGGCGTAGCACAGGTAACAAATAATCCGTGCACAGCGTATCCATGGAAATGTCCTCTCCCATCACCTCGTCAATCACCACCAAGCGTCCTCCACCCGTCGCCGTCGCAATCAACGCCACCGGCGTACGACCAAAGTCAAAACCCAAAAATAGACGCACACCTTGCGGAACTTTGTCACGACCGCCAACCCACACGTGTCGCTCTCGGTTGAACTCATGGAACACCACCTTACCGGTTTTGATGTCAGAGAACCGCCCCTCGACGAACGCCACGATTTTATCCGGCTTGTCAGACAGCATATTAAAATAATAACCGTACCCGTCTGCGAGATTATGTATGTTCTCCGCCATCGGATTCGGCGCCCATTTCCCATCAGGCAGACGTAATAACGCAGGCGGCTGCATAAATAACTCAAACTGCGGACGACGTACACCGGTAGCTTTGTAACGATCTTCCTCAATCTGCTTAAACAGCTCGTCCCGCTCACCCATGTACCACTGATAAAGCCAATGGTCTTTGCGCGGACCGTTCGTCGCGCCAAGCAAACAGATACAGTCAACGTTGGCGTATTTCTTACTCGGATACCGTCCTAGACGTCGATTCACCGCGTCAATCAAGTCCTCCGGAAGCTCTGAGATCTCATCCAACAACGCGTTAGTCGGCTCATACCCCAACAACTTTGTCACCGCGTCGTCGGCGTCAAACGACACAAACTCAATATCCCAATGCAAAAACGTACCGTCCTCCAACTTGCCGCGTATCGCAGCCGTCGGCGGGAACGACCCTTTTTTCACCGTGAGCGCCTCGCCCAACCAACCAAGCATATTCTCCACCGTCGGTATGGTCGCTGACTTCAAGATTTGATACGTATTACGCCCTATCAACGTACGCGTACGACGCACACCCCCCGCGTCCGGATACTGCATGCACGCCCGACGGAACATCTCCATTACCAAAAATGAGGTCTTAGCCGATCCAGCCGGACCGATGACAAACTTGATCCTCGCCGGCGACTGCGCCATGCGATTAAGCGTGGGGTACAGATTAAGATCAAATGAACTCATACTGCGCCTCCTCCACCACCGGGCTTGCAATTTGCGCAGGCGACGGCGTCACGTCCACCATCGGTCGTATCTCCGGTAACTTGCTCGGATCACCGAAAGAAAACGCTATCGTCATCCCTGCCGACGATTTAGGCTCGTCGCCCTCCGCGAACCGTGATCCGACAGACTGGTTGCTCATCAGTGCCAACGCCCGCAACTCCGCCGAGATTTTAACGACGTCACCAGGTTTAATGCCCGGTTCTGTCAACTGTCCGGCGAGTACGTCAACCACACCCTCCAGCGCCGCAGCCGCACGCAACTGCATAGTTGCGAACACACTGGTATCCAACTGTTTGCGAAGATTGCGTACCTCCGTCTTAAACAAAGGCGTCTCGACAATTGTCGCCAAGTCCGCCGTCGTCAGTCTGTAATGCTCGACAATCGCCTCACCGTTCTCTTTACCGAACATCACAATGTCCCGCGCAAAACTCGGTATAAACACATGTTTATAAAACAGCGAACTCATGTCACGGAAGTTCTCGTCAACGGTTTGTCGAGAACCTATAATGTCTGTTATATTATTCATCGCATTGGGGTCTCCTATCTCGTCACACCCCGTATTATAACGAACTCACAGAAAAAAAGACAAATTATGGCAAAGCGACCGCATGAAGAACATATCGGTGAGACTCTCGGTCCCTTCGGTAAATACCCAGACCTCACCGTCTGTAAGAACTGCACCATCTACTCCCCGTGTAATTTCGGCGACGGTTGTATTTTTATAGACTGTACGTTCTCCTTGTACTTTTATATTTTCACCACGATGGGAAGCGGCTGCATCTTAGAAAATTGCACGCTCAACGGCGTCGTCGTGCCACACGACGCTCTGTTAAAAAGCCCGAATATCGGTCTTGCCGTGGTCAACTCCAGTCATATCGACGTCCCTCCACGCGCCACCGGCGGGCAAGAAAAAGTCACCGTCGAGAAATGGGAGCGCTGCGGCACCAACCTCGACTCCAATAACAAAGACGTCACCAAGCAAGGACACCTCAAAGGCTACACAACCTCCAAAGCAACCGTCGAGGGCGGATGCACGAAGAACCAAGATCTATAGCGCCGTAGTATAAGTAAAATCGGCAAGCAGTCTCGTATAAACTCAACACCAATCACACTACGCCATACGGCAACACCAATCACACTACGCCATACGGCAATACCAGTCGCACTACTACGTAGCGCAACCAATAATAAAAACCCCGCGCAAGTGGGATCATACTATGCGCGGGGAAAACAGCTTTAGGAAAGAAAATTTAACTATGTATATAAGTAGAAAACCAATTTGTAAGGTCTCCCGGCTGTCCCGATGCCCCGGAGCTCGCCTTTGTGCTTACAGACTGACGCCAAGTCAGCCGGGAGTATTACAAACTAGCGCCTGCACGGGTGGAAAACTACCGCTAGAAAACCACGCCGCACAGGACTTTGTCAAAACTCACGCCGGTTCAAAAGAGGCTCATCAAAAGACCGACGCTCGCCTTGTTTAATGTCACACAGCACGTACAACACTAAATAAGGCACTTACCAACATCCGGAGACCCCCCTCGGACCTCGCGGTCACCCGCTCAACCCATGCCAACTTCCGTTGGTAAGTGAGTCTATTATGCACAACCGTCGCACGTTTGTAAAGTGAAAGTAGCGCTCAGGGACACACCGTCACTTGTGTTTACACATCGTACCGACCGTCAACGCGCATAATCGTACGAACACCTGATGCGAAAGTTTTCCGCGAAATTGCGCCATCGCTCTCGACACCAGTATCCGCCCTCGTCCCTCGGTTTTAAGTAACACCGGTCGTCGTGTCGGCTCGCCTGTCAGCGTAAGCGGTGCTCCGGAGTAATAACAAGCACCGCCTTGCGCCGTCCACAGCGCCAACACACTACGGGTATATGCCATCAACGCATGCGTACCTACCGTCGGCTTCACGCCCGACATCGCCCACTCCACCACCTCAAGCGGTAAATTGTACTCGTCGGACAAACCACGGATGTCGCCGTGCGTCACTTCCGCAAGCTCGTAGCGCGATTGTAACACGCCTTTCTTACGCAACCGCTTCACAGCCGCCTTAATTGTGTCGAAGCTACGATCAAGTGCCAAGGCAATCGCTTTCTTGGTACTTCCGCCGTTCCACATTTGTATAAGTAATTGGTAATCTTCTTGCGTAAACTGCCTGCGCGTTTCCATCGAGGGGGGTCCTCTCCGTCTGTTGATGTTGGTAGTGTACCCACTTTTTCTGTTCGTGTCAATAGGGGGTGTAACTCTTACGGGAGAAAGAGACGGAGAATTTTAAAAACACGCAGACTACGGGGTGGTGATTGCGTAGTCAGCGTAGGGGGAGGCGCTTGGTGTCGGTGCGCGTGGAGGACATAGGCGTTGTGTGCAAGCGGAGATAAGTGGTTTGGTGTCGGTGAGAGGAATGGGGTTGGGTGTTTCGTGAGATTGGAGTATAGGTGTTTCGTCCCTTCGTTTCCTCGTTCTCGAAGCCCATACCCTGTGATAGTAAGGTATAGGTTGCCGCCGCCGCCGGTCCATTAGGGGGGCGTAGAAACGCGGAAACAAAAATTTTTTGTCGTTGGAAATCTTAAACAAGTTAGTGGTTACAATCTTTGCACCGTGACGCGCTAAAACAAAAAAACATAACCGCCTTACTTGTTTTAATTTGTGATAGTGCCTTCGCGGAATAGCACTACATTTTTAAAATTTTTGAAATTAAGTATTGACAGGTTCCGTTGCTTATTGTATTATGTATCCATAGTTAGCAAGTGTTGCTGCTACACATAACCAAGATCGCGCCTGTGATTTTGGATAGTCAATTTTTTGCCTTGCCAAAATGGCAAGTAAGGATTTTTATGTTTAAATTTATCAGTTTTTTTGATCGCGGTGTAAACTTGTTGCACCGTGAGAGCGGATCAAGCGTTACGCTTGATCTGAATCGCTTACAAGCGATCATCATTAAACCATTGAAAAACGGCGATCTGGATCGCGCGTTTTCGATGCCTATTGAAAATAACGTATTCACGGCTTTAGGCCGTGTAAGTGAGGCGTTATGTTAAACACTGAATTTTTCACTAACGCCGAAAAATCGGCATTAGTATCCGCATTAAATGCGGAAACGAAAAGCGCCGAAAAGATTTTTACGGCGATAAAAAACAATTCAGCCATAATGGCTGAATTAAAACGCATTGCGGTGATCCCGCAGGCGGATCAAAGTGCGGAAGTGACCGCACTTTGTAAAAACATTTTCACTATTCTATTTGACAGTGAAAAAACTTCATTCACCGCCTATAAATTAGGCAGTATGGTAAGTGTTGATTTACTCAAAAAGCACTGTATTCACTTCTTCAAGGATTGGTATCAGATATCAGGTATCAATCCAGCAAATTTCTTTGCGCTTGCTGGCATTAGCCCGCTAAAAGGGCAAAGCAAGTATGATCCGCGTTACAGCAGTATTAAATCTACGGTAAACGGTATATTCTTGGGATTGGCGCCGGTGCGTAATCCTAAAAAATCGAACGCTGATAAGATTTTGGATCTTGTCACAAAAGCGAACGGCTTGGAAATTCTTGAGTCAGAATTGCCAGCAATCCGCAAGGCGTTAGAAGATCTTGTTTCATCCCTTGCGATAATTCAAGATAAATAATCAACAAGCCCGCGACAAGCGGGCTTTCTTAATGGTTAAGGTTTTAATTCTTAACCTTTCAATTGTGTAAAAATACACGTTCCCTTTAAAGCCTTTAGTATTTTTGTACTAAAGGCTTTTCTTTTTTATCCAAGAAACGAAACGGCGAAAAGCGCAAGGAACGGCGCATTTTAGGCTTTTTGTTGTTTGGGTAGGGTTTTATATTGGTATTTCTGTTTACAGGGCAAAATAGAGCCGTTTTTTCGCCGTATGGTGGCGCTATGCTAATTGTATTGGTTATAGATGGATGGAGAGGCGAAGAAACGTCGTAGTTTGGCGCCTTGTGTTCTTCGTCGGCGTCGTTTCGTCGTCAGGGCGAGGCGTGATAGTAAATGGCGGTAAGACAAGCTACCAAGGGACGTTGAGGTTTTGTATGTACAACCGTCCAGTGTGTAAAAATACACATCTTGACAAATGGGGTATGTTGTGGTATGCAAAAATGTCGCACGAGAGTGAATAATGGTAAATGTAGCATAAAAAAGAACGCATATATAATATAATATAATATAATATAATATATATA